ACAGTTAATAATCCCATATTCGATACAACATTTGAAAGAAAGGTTTCTTAATTATGTTTGAACAAGGTATATATAAAACAGGAATAGCTACTGCATTTAATCTCACATCAGAAGTTGATACTGGTAAAAAAGTTAATATTAAGGTTGATGTAATTGATGATAAATTAGTATTTACATCCGGGGATTGGAAATCTTATTACACTTTATACCAGAAGCTAAATCAACTAGTTCTTTCTATGAAAGAATGTATTAGGACAGAAGGTTCAAAAGATATTAAATATCTTGTTTAATTGAGGTTTAATATGGAATTACCTAGAGTTGACAAGATAGGTGAAAAGTTAGGTCTTACCCACAAGATCAACAAAGATGTTTTAGAATCTTTCCATAAAGCTGAGAAGAGAATCCAATATGATTGGGCATATAATTTGAAATATTATCTGATTCGTAAATGGAATGGATTTTTAAATAAATTAAAAATCAAATAAATTAAACACCCTAAACCCAGAAAGGATTGCTTGATGATGACTAATCAAATTGGAGTAACCGGAGTAAGATCACCTGAGATTAATGCTGAGACATTTGAAACACAGATTATAACTAACACAGATACTTATGAATTTATTCCTATGTCAATACAGATTGAGCCAATAGTTACAAACTTTGTAGTTATTGCTGCTCAAATAAGTATAGGAACTAATTCACCTACTTATGATAATATTGTCCCATTGAGAGAAGTTCCAGATACTCCTGTTATTGAGAATATAATGTTTAATCCAATTAAAGTTCCTGAGAATACAGACATTGTATGCAAAATGTCTATTAACTCTAATGCACAGGATCATAGATTTAGAGTACTTATTGCTGGTATGTTTATCCCATAAGGAAACTTGGTAATATTAATTAAATTAAAATCGGAGAATAAAATGCGTAAATTGCTTTTGACACTTACTTTTCTTTTAATGATTTCAACAATCGGGCTTGCCCAGGATACAGTTAAAGTTGGAATCAACTTTGTTAATTCAGAATATGTCCTTAATCCCATTGATGCTATTGAGTATCTTCAGGGATTGTCAGTAAATCTTGATGCTAAGGTTTACTCACAGAATGAAAATAAAGGATTTCGTCTTGCTGGAGTCTTCTACTACAAGCGAGATAACTTTACTTCTCCCACAGACACTTATGCTTTTGGTCCTAAGCTAAGCTATCGTGTTGGATTTGTTGAACCATTTGGTCAAGTCGTATTTGGTCTTAATACTACTTACAATTCTGATAAAGTCTTTACTAGGATTTATAGTGCTGGTGCTGATCTTAACTTTGGTTATATATACGTTCGTCCAATAGAAGTTGGTTGGCAGAGGTCAGAAGCTTTCTTCTCTCCTGCTAATCAAACCTTCTCTGCTGGACTTGGCTTGAGGTTTTAATTAAATTAAAGGAATAAAAATGGGACAGTTTTATCCACAATTTGACGATGAGAAAATAGAATTTATTTTCACCTATCACGCACCTAATAAAGCTGACGCTGAAACATACTCCAAGATTAATGAAGCTTTTATTGAACTTGGAAAGAAAGTTATCCCATTGCTTCCTGATGGTCCAGGCAAAACTGCTGCTGTTAGGAAATTGTCTGATTCAAGGATGGCTTGTAATGCTTCAGTTGCTCTCAAGGGAGAGTTTTAATTTATTTAAAAACTATGAATAGCGCAATACTTCAAAAGTTTAATCAATTCCGACATGACTTTCAGGAGTATTGCGCTTATAACATTTGGATTAAAGACCCAGGTGGAAGACTTGTAAGATTTATATTTAATAATCTTCAGATAAGATTATGGCAGATATTCCAAGAAGATTGGAAATCAGATCAAAATAGAATAATGTGGTTGTTGGTTAAGATGCGCAAGGGAGGCGCATCTACTTGGTTTATAAATCTCTTCTATTGGCTATGCACAATGTTTGCAAACCAAAATGCTTTAATCATTGCTCACGATGATGATTCAGCACAGACAATGATTAACAATGTTCAAACAACTCACTTACGTACAGAGAAATGGTTAAGACCTAAAACTAGAACAATGAACCGTAAGGAGATTTACTTTGCTAATCCAGTAGAAGAAGCAGATAGAACAGGTGATGTTGGTTTAGATTCTTATATTGGTTCTGCCACAATAGATACAAAAACGCTAGGTAGATCAAAGACTCCTAAGTTCGTATTACTGACAGAACTTGGTCAGTATCCAGAATTAGGCATTGATATTAAAGAAAGATTTGTGGCTTTATTTAATGCTGTTCCTAACGTAGATGGAGTAAGATCATTCATAGTTGGTGAATCAACAGCAAGAGGCGATAATGATCTAAAAGATTTTTGGTATGATAACACCAATGGTTTTAGAAAGATATTTATTGGATGTATAGCAAAGGAAGATTACCGTAAGCCTATTTCCATAGATCAATACTTTGAGTTGTCTGAAGATCCACAATCCAAATATGGGAATGAAATAGAAGAACGTAAGAAAATGATACCAGAAATCAAATTCTGGTATCCTCAGATTACAACAGAGTATGAGCTTGAGCAGGAATTGATGGCTAGGCTTAATTGGAGAAGGTTCAAGATAGATGTTGATTGCTTTGGAGATAAGGATAAATTTAAACAGGAATATCCCATAACCGTTGAAGACGCATTTGAAGGATCAAGCAAGTCTATTTTTCCCATAAAGAAGATTCTTCAGATGGAAGAGATTTTAAATAATTTAAAACTGAAAGCTGAAACTTATGTATACCAACATGATGACACCATTAAAGACAAAGGAAGAAAGTTTTGCAGAGCTAAGTATGGCCACCTTGAAATATATAATGCTCCACAAGAAGGAATTCACTATGTTATCGGGTCAGATGGAGCACAAGGAATTAAGGATGGAGATGAAAGCACGGCTTACGTCCTCAGACTTCCTGAAATGGAAGAAGTCGCTTGTTTCTCCGATATTATCAAACCATCTGAATTTGCAGGAGTTTTAAATTATTTAGGTTTGATATATAATAAAGCTTTAATAGCTGTAGAGATTAATGATCCAGGTGGATTTGCTGCTAATGAAAAGCTTATGGATTTTTATAATTATCCAAACTTATATTATAGAATAAATCCCTATGAAGCAGCAGCAGGTGATATGGCTTATGGTTGGAAAACCAACGATCAAACAAGGCCAATAATGATTAGAGATTTTGATGATGATATACAAAACAATAGAATCTATATTAAGTCAAAAAAACTCTTGACACAGATGAAAACATTTGTTAAACTCAAGAATGGAAAGATTGGAGCATCACCAGGAAAGCACGATGATCTTTTAATAGCGGCAATGATAGCAAGACAAATAGCAACACAAGTTCATATACCTAGACCAGTAATACCAAACAAATCACCTAAAGGTTCTGTTGATTGGCATATTGAACAGCTAGGTCTTAAAGCAGGAAAACGACCAACAATGCGGAGAGGCAATTAATTTATTTAAAAGGTAAATAAAATGAATAGGCGTAACTTCTTAAAATCATTCAGTGTATCAATAGCAGCAATTCCGATATTGCGAAATTTTAGTTGGCCAACGGTAACATCTAAAGCAATAGAGCAAGCTAAAGCACAGATCGAACCTTTAGCGAAATGGATTGAAATTCCTATTGATAGATTTAATACAATTCGTATTACTAGATTGCAGTATCAGATGCGTGCTGAATCTTTCAAAAAGAAGATGTATGTATTTGATGGTAATAAGCTCACATATAATCCAGAGGCGTATAGAAAAGGTTGGTACGATTATGACTATTCAAACATTTAGTATAAAAGGTTATAAATTTAGACGCTCTTATGATGCTTGTCCAATAGGAAAAGTTATTTCTTTGCCACTAAAAGGAGCAAAGTTTTTAACAGGTATGAAATTAGTTATGGCGCATTTAGCAGATAATATTACAGCACCTAGTCCGCTTTGGCTGATGTTAAAAGATAAAAGTTTGGTAGTTTAATTAAATTAAAATGGCTAAAAGTCTTACAAGTAAATACGAACCAAATAATATTCCTGCTCTTGAAATACAAGAAGGTATGTCTCTCAAAGGTGACAATGACATATGGATGTCTAGACTTCAGCAAACATTAAGATGGAGACAAAATTATTGGAACGGGGATAAGAATTGGAATAGAGCTTACGATATGTTTCGTGGGAAACATTGGAGAGATAGACAGGAAGAAGATCCATCAAGCGATCAGTTGAGGGATAGAATTACAGTTAATATTACACAATCGTCTATTCTTGATATTGTTCCATTCTTGATGAATAGCCATCCATACTTTCAAGGTAAAGCTAGGCGTCAGAGTAAAACTAAATCGGTAATGCTTCAGACAGAGACACTTAACTATGAATATGAACAAATGGAAGCCATTGAACAAGTTAAGAAATCTGTTTATGATGGAGCTATTTGTGGACACGGTATTATCAAAGATGGTTATAATTTTGAATTAGACGAGTCTATCAAGAAGATGGACGGAAAGACTTTAGTATATGAAAATTATATTAAAAAAGATAGTCCATATGTTAAAAGGGTTAGCCCTTTCTTTTTTCTTATTGATCCAACGGCAAGTGAAGCAAACTTGGAAACTGCGAAATGGTGTGCAGAGATTTTTCTTAAGACTGAGAGGGATATAGTTTCCAATGAAAGATATGATTCTAAGGTAAGAAATAAGATTAAATCAGGATATTACCCACTTCTTTATAAGAACTCTGCCTTTGGTATTCACGCTGATGATCCGACTTTAAATAATTTAAGTAAGGAGACTGATGATCCTGCATTGCCAGAATCAAAACTTGTATTGCTTTACGAAGTATGGGATTGGAAATATGGAAAGGTTAGAACATATGCAGATGGAGTACCAGAAGCTCTACTCGTTAAAGACTGGCCTTATCCGTGGTTGGATAAATTTCCATTCACCAAATTTGATTATATTACTTTACCTGATGAGTTATACGGAGTAGGTATACCATATCAAATAGAGGACCAACAGTTTGAACTTAACAGAAATCGTACCTACGCATTTGAACATAGACGTAGGTTTTCTGCAAGAAAGTATGAGATTGGTCCTGGTGTAGATGAAGGTGAGCTTACAAGATTTGCTAATGGCGAAGATGGTGCAATGGTTAGAGTTAAGCAAATTGGTTCCATTGTTCCAATACCGGATGCACCTATGCCAGATGATACACAACTTGTTGAAGGAATGATACGGTCTGATGTCCAAGGAGCAACAGGATTAGACGCAGTTCTAAGAGGTCAGGCAGTTCCAGCTAGGACAACTGGCGTAGAAGTAAATACAAGAACATCTGTATTTAGATTAAAGCTTGAAGATAGAATAGCTACTATAGATAAATTTGTATTGACCAATGCTAAGCATACTCTTCAACACATTAAAGGTAATTTTAATAAAGATAGAGTTGTTAGATTGCTTGGTCCTGAAGGTGAGTATTGGGAAACGCTTACACCTGAAATGATAAGAGAAGAGATAGATATTTTTATGGATACTATTTCTGCTCCTAAAGTTGATCCACTTGTTGATAGGCAGATGGCAGTACAGGTTTGGCAAATCACTACGTCTGCACCACCTGGATTATTGCAAATAGACTATAATGCTTTATTTGGCTGGATGATGGAGAAGTTTGGTATTAAGGATGCAGGTAGATTCTTCTTACCTGCTCAGACTCCAACACCACCAATACTAGAGAATCCTGCTCCACCTGATCCAAACAAGCAAGCTACTAATGGGACGGTACCAACAACAGCACCAGTGCAACCAGGATTAAATGCAATGTTACAGGGTATAACTCAGAATGGAAACCCTTTAGGGATGCAATTATGAAAAAGAAAATAGTTTATAAACCAGCAAAGAAGGAAGTAACTAAGAAACGTAAACCAACTGTCTATTACTCAAAGAAAAAGAAGTAGACATTTAATTTATTTAAAACATATGCCATTATACGATTTACAATGTGTAGATTGCGAAGAAGTAACAGAGTTTTTATTTCCGAGGATAACTGAATTTTTGGAGTATAAAGATTTAACAAAGAAAGAACGTTCTGAACTTCGTCGTATTAAAGATAAAGTACATCCTGGTTATGAGTTAATATATTGTGGTGAAGACAGATTTAGAAATCAAGTTTGTAAGTGTGGTGGATTTCAAGAACTTGTTGCACCTTTGTGTGCAATGCAACCTGACAGTATGTGGTCAGGTACAAATACAAGGTTTGGTTATTTCACATCTAAGAGTCAGTATGAACAAACATTAAAAGATAAAAATATTGTAAGTGTTGATAAAAAAGAACTTGACACAGTTAGAAAGAACGTGTATAATACACAGAAAGATAATAAAAGGAAACAAGCAAAAACTACAAATGATTTCCTGAACCAACAGTTAGCGAGCGTAGAGATTTCTCCTGACGGTAATACGTTAAAGGAAAGAAATAAATATGCTCGTAAACGGCAATAATAATATACCTGATCCAAGTAACGCCCCTAGTGATACACAAACTGTATTAAAGCCTTCGCCTAATCCGTTTGCTAATCCAGGTACGCCTGCTGGATTTCTTAATCAAGACCCTAACAGCCTTTCTTTTATTCTTAACCAAGATACTGGTAATTTGGAGATAGGTCCAAAGCCAGTAGTTCAACAGCAGCAAGTACAAACACCAGCACAAACACAAGAATCATCTAAAACACCTGATCCTAATGAGGAAAGATTTCTTAGGCTTGAGCAAGGTATTGCTACTATCGCTTCTTTTCTTGAAGGACAGAAGACTGCGAATTTAAATAATTTAAACGGTCAACAGAATCAACAGCCACAGCAAACTCAACAACCAGAAGAATACGATTATACAGGTGTTGATGTTAGTGATCCTAATAATATCAGAGATATAATTCGCAATGAATTTAAGGCTTTATTCAGTACAGAAATCAAACCTTTGATTGGTAAGCAAGCAGAGCTAGGTGTAAGAGCTAGTTTTAATGATGCTGCTACTAGGTTTGGTAAAGATTTCCTAGAAGGTACACTTCCCACCATAGATAATCTTATCAAAAGTGGAGTTCTGAAAAGTGATCCGAATATGGATTTTGTCAATATTCATTTACAGCTTAAGCAAGCTAGATTGACAAAACCAGTTACCGCTACGGATAGCACTATTCAACCGTCCAATGGGTCTACTCCGAGTGGACAGCCACAGACGGCACAAGAGCTTGTTCAAAGGGCTAATGCTCTTTCAACAGAGACTCCTGGCGCACAGCGGACAATTATGACTAATGTCAATCCAAAGAAGGGAACTAAGCAGTACACAGTAACCGATGCTGTGGATGATGCTTTTAATCAACTCTTTGGTGGCAATTAGGTTTTTAAATAATTTAAACTGTTTGAATAGATCGGAGAACTTTTTATGTCCAATCCCAATTTTGATACCCTGGTAGCTACTACACTAAAGAACTACAGGGCCAATCTTGCTGATAACATTACGGCACATCAAGTGTTGTGGTATCAGTTGAAGGAAAGAGGCTTCGTTAGAGAAGACGAAGGCGGAACTTCAATTGTCGAGCCATTGCTTGTTGGTCGTAATACCACAGTAAAATCATACGCTGGCTATGACATCATTGATACTGCGCCGCAGACTGGTATTACTGCTGCCGAATTCAATTGGAAACAGGTTGCAGGATCAGTATCCATCTCTGGTGAAGAGGAATTTAAGAATGGTGGATCAAAGACTAAGGTCATTTCTTTGCTTCAGTCTAAGATCACACAGCTTGAACTCTCAATGATGATGGAAATCAATAGACAGCTTCAGGCTGATGGTACTGGTAATGGTGGAAAAGATATTACTGGTCTTGGTCTTGCTGTTGAAGATGGTGCTGTCTGGTCAACTTATGGTGGTATTGACTCCAACGCTTTCACCTATTGGAGAAATCAGTGGCTTGATTCAGTAACAGCCATTTCTCTTGCTGCTCCTTCTGCTGGTACTCTTGCTATGCTTGGAGAATGGATGCGTATATACAACTCTTGTATGCGTGGTAAGGTTCGACCTACGGTAATTATTACCGATCAGTTGATCTATGAGTTGTATGAGCGTTCAATGCAGCAAACATCGTCTAACTATCGTGTAATGATAGATCAGAAGATGGCCGATGCTGGCTTTATGAATCTTCTTTTCAAGGAAACACCTGTTGTTTTTGATGAGGATATGCCTTCTGCCACGTTGTTGGCGGGTGGAACAGATCATCAGGTTAAGTTCCTGAATGCTGATTTCATGAAATTTGTAGTTGGACGTGGTAAGAATTTTGTGGTTACTGATATGCAGCGTCCAGAGAATCAAGATGCTAAGGTTAGTCAGGTTATTGTGTATGGTAATTTGACAATTAACAACCGTGCGCGTCAAGGGGCGATCACTGGTATCACTGTCAACGCTTAATTTATTTAAACAAGGAGATTTGAAATGTCTGTTAAAATTCTTGGAATTGATATTTTTAGGGTTGACACTGTTGCACAGCACGAACTAGGTTTAATTGTTGATGATGTTCGTGGTGGTCAAGGTGGACCTATTACTATCAAACAGTTTATTGATGATCCACTTCCTATCATCAAGGAATTTTCTCCTGATGGTAAGTATAAGTACGTCAGAGCATCAACAGCTATTACCATTGGTGATTCTGTTCGTATTGATACTGGTGCTACAGATGAACCTGGAGCTTGTGCGCCTGTAACAGCTACAGATCAACCTATTGAAGGTGTTGCAGTTATTGCAATTCCTCTTAATAGCTTTGGTTTTATTCAAGTAGGTGGCCGTGTTCCTTCACAAGCTGCTGGTACTGCAACTGCTGCACTTAGATATGGTGCTAAGATGGCTGCTGCCGGTGCTGCTAGTGATATGAAAGGCTCATCTACCACAGGTAATATGGCTACTCTTTCATCTGCTGATGCTACTGATGCCACAGCCCAGGGACGTACAATTATTCAACTTGACGCGGCAATTGATGATGGTTCAACCACACAGTTCCGTGGAGAAGTTTACATTTACTAGGAGATTATATGGCAAAGAATCCACATAAACCATTTAATTTGGTAACTACTGAAGATGGAGAGCAGATTCTTGAAGCTAAACCAATGCACGATAGTACAATGGTTGTGCGTAAAGCTGTTCCAACTGCACCTACCGTTCCGGTAATTGTAGAGAAATCAAATGATCTTGTTGCTCCTGAGCCAGTAAATAAAAAGAAACTGGATTTGAAGTAACATAAATATTAGGGTTGTATATTGTGTCTAACTAATAACTGTGTCTCATTGGTCCTCAGTATACAACCCTAATTTAATTTTTTTTACGGAATTAAATTAATTAAAATTTCTTTCCGTATTTACTTGGAGTTATTTTAATTAATTTAATTCCTTAAAAGGATAATATGAATCTTGATATTGACAATGATCTACTAAATTTGGCAGTTAGTACTGCTCCTAAGCAAGAGAATGTTTTGAGTTTTCAGCAACCTGCTGTTAATCCAGGTGAAGTTGTTATTAAACCAAATATTGATAAACCAGCTAGGAAAAGGTTTATTATTCGTTCTTGGATTATTGATAAGTTCACTACTAAGCGTAAGCGAATAGAACTTACTCCATCGGTTTGTGATGTTTGTGCTTTTGATGTTGCTGAAGAGAAGCACGGTAATTGGTATAAAGTTCCTGATTTTAAGAAAGCTGATGTTCTTCAAGCAGTAATTGAACATAAGAGGGAAGCACATCCTGTCAAAGAAGACTTGATTGTATTTGAAGATGAGATTGCTACTCAATGGCTAGGACAGGTCAACAGTTTTTAAATAAATTAAAATCCTTAAATGACTATATCAGATTTCGCATTAATGATGATACGTGACCAAGATGAGTCATCTCTTGATTCTGACTATCTTGCCGTTGTTATGGAATGGACAGAAGAAGGAATAGATGAACTTCTTCTTGCTCACGATTGGAAAGAGCTTAGGCGTACTAAGCAATTTACAACTGATACTATAAATTCAGTATATACTGTAGATCAGAATGTGATTGAAATAAGAAAGATGCGATTTAAAGATACCAATGAACCGATTGATTATCTTGATGCCGAAATGCTTTATAGTATAGCTGAGGATTTAGAGAAGACTCAGAAACCACAATTCTGGTTTTGGGAGTCTTCTGTATTTCAATCAGATGACACACAACTAAAAATACAATTTAATTCTATTCCAGATGCAGCATATGCTATTGAATATCTTGGTGTTGTTAATCCATTAAGTATAACAGGTAATGTTAATGTTCCTGTTCAAAGACAGATGTTTAGTGCTATTAAACACTATGTTCGATCTAAGATATACGAACAAGACGGTAATGATATTCAATCTGACAAATATCTTAAGCAATTCTATACTACTTTAGATAGATTGCTTGGCAAGGATAATGCTAAATCTGCTAATGACCTTAGATTACAAACTAGAGATATACCTAATACTAGAGATCGAAAATTAGCTAGACTTGATCCTAATCACTTTTAAATTAATTAAATGCCACAAGAAGTTATTAATAGAAGTAATTCAAGGGTACAAACATCTTGGCAAGATGGAATGATAACATCTTTGCCTGCTGAAGAATTACCACCAACAGCAGCACAAGATTTAGTAAATGTTGAATTAGATATTGAAGGTAATCTTGTTACAAGAACAGGAGCATTATCTTTTATTCAACCTTCGACAACTTCTAGAATAACTTCTATATTCAGAGCGCAGTATTCAAATGGTACTGTGCTTATTCTGTTTACTGCTGGAACTAAATTATTTAAATGCAATGAGGATGGATCATCAATAACAGATATTACGGGTGCTTTAACATTACCTGACAATACAATTTGGCAATGGGCAATGTTTGGAGATTTAGCAATAGGGGTCAATAAAGCAACATCTGGTGATAATCCTGTTAAAGTTAATAATGCTGGTACTGCTGCTGCATTAGGTGGTTCGCCACCAAAAGCTAAGTATATTAGGGTATGGAATGAAAGAGTTTGGCTTGCAACATCTACAGGCGGTAGTCAAAATCAGTTAAGAGCTAGTGCAATAAATTTACCAGAGGATTGGTCAACAACAGGTGATGCTGGAACTATTACAATAAATATTGATGCTAACGATGGAGATTTCATAACAGGCTTAGAGGTATTTAGGGGAGCACTTTTTGTATTCAAGCGTAGAAAAATTAATGTAGTATCTCCAATATCATCTCCTGCTACTATACCAGCAAATCTTAGAGTAGATGTATTTACTAAGAATTTAGGATGTGTATCTGCTCATACTATTTTTCCTGTATTAGACGATGTTGTATTTTTATCTGATTGTGGCGCTGTTAGTTTATCTCAATCCGAATATGGTGAATTGAAATCTGCTATTTTATCACAGAATATAGCAGAATTAAATATTTTAAAAAAGACATCTGCATTACTGGAAGAAGTTACCGCATTTGTATTAGATGATGTAAATCAATACTGGCTTTCAATTCCTTCTACTCTTTCACCAAGAGGGGTAAATGAAATTTATGTTATGGATTATCAAAGAATTAAAGAAGGATTAATAAGGTGGGTAAGGTTTAATGGTTTAATTTGTGGTACAGCTTTTGGTGAGAAATTAGATGGAGATTACAAAACATATCTCATAGGTGCATATCCTGTAGCTAGTGTAAACACTAAGATATATAAATATACTCCATCTAATCCTACTAAGACTTTTGCAGATGATAGCGGAGACTATCTTAAATTAATTAAGACAAAAGCATATGTTGGTGATACTCCAATGATTCGTCAGTTATGGAATAGATTTGGTTGTTCCTTAAACTTAATATCTGAAATCTTAACATTTTCTATAAGTTATTTCTATAACAATAATGTAAATGTAGATGGTCATTATGATTTTAGTTTTATCTTTACTGGAATATCTCCACCTTTGTATGGTACTGCAATATATGGTACTTCAACTTATGGATCAGCATCAGATTTCTTTAGAGAAGAAGTAATTTGGGAGAGATTTAAAAAGAATGTTAATGGTAGGAAAGCTAGAACATTAGCATTTGAATTCTCATCATCTCAAGCAAATGAAGGATTTATATTTAAATTCTTACAGGTTGATTATACAAAGCTTACTAGGAAAAAAGCGAGGACAATTTAATGGCATTAGCATTATTAAATGGAGCGCAAATAGCTAATGGTGAAGTAGTAGACGCTGATGATTTAAAGGATAACTTTAATCAGATTATTAATTTATTTAATGGAACATCTAATAATGTTGAAGCTATTATAAAATTAACAAGTCCTACTCTTGCAGCATTAACTTTAAATCAGTTAAATGCTGCTGGTCCTGTGCAAATATGGCAATTGAATAGCGTAGATAAAGCTAAGATAAATAATCTTGCACAATTTGAATCTTTACTTGCTACTGGTACCGCTCCATTTGTGGTAGCATCAACTACTAAAGTAGCTAATTTAAATGCTGATTTACTTGATGGTTTAGATTCTGCTGCTTTTGCTCAACTAGCTACACACAGAGTTTGGTTTAGTGTTACTGTTGGGTTTGAAGCTGACCCAACAGCTACTACTTTAAGTAATGAAGACAGGCAAGGTTGGGTTACGCCTAATAATACAGTAGAAATTAAGATTACTAGACTATGGATTAAATGGACAAGTGGCAGTAGGACTGCTGGACAGACTTTAACCTATACTATTCGTAAAAGAAATTCTGCTGGTGGTGCTTCTGCTGATATAGGAAACGTTACACTTGACAACACTAATAACACGCAACACGTTGTTTATTATAATGATATAGCTGATTTTACGTTAGCTCCTGGTGACACTATTACATTCTTTAAAGCTGCTATCGGTGGAAGTCAAACAGAGAAATCCGTTTGGATTGGTATTGAAGGCTATCAAAAACTAACTACTTAATTTAATTAAATGCTAGTTATTAAACCAACAACATCAAACACATCACCTGATCCCGGTCAAGGTGGTGTTGCTGTAACTGGACCTACTAACACAGGACACGCATCTACAACTTCTAGTGCTGCTGGTGATGGTATTGGAGATGATGAAACTAAAACTTGTATTTGGTCTGGTATTGCTAATGTATTTGGCCCTAAATCTGCTGTAAATTTAAAGATAACGCATACAAGCGATGGAACTAGAAGCGGTGCAACTGGTGCTAATCAATTTACTTTAGAGTATAGCTTAAATGGTGGTGGAGCTTGGAACGTTGCAGTATCAAGAACTAATATGACAAGCGCACAAGGACCAACTGTTTTTAGTGTAGGTCTTTCAGTTTCTCAAGATTTAACACAAGTCCGCGTTAGAGATTTCATACAAGCTTCAGCTTTTACTGTTGGACATTCTGCAACTGCAATAGCAACTATATCAGATATTCAAGTTGAAGTAATAACACTAGACGATGGTGTTGTTTCAGGAGGAATGTAATGTCTTTATTTTCTCCTGAATCATTTGTAAGATACAAAGATTTACCAAATATTAATAGTCTAATTGGTCAAAGAGGAACACCACCTTTAACTGGTAATTTTCCACAAGACGTATTCTTAAAAGGATATGCTAAGAACATTGATAAGAATTTTAGTTTAACTCAATCTGCTGCTGGTGCTCCTGGTGCAGTGACAGATTTACATAGTTTTACCGTACCAGCAGGATCATTAAAACCAAATGATTTCTTTGATGTTTATTACGGTGGATTTTTCAACACTAACAATAATGATAAGAACCTAGCTGCTGAATTTGCAGCACAGTCAGCAGAAACAACAGGGTTATTTGATGTTGATGATCTTGGTTGGCAATTCCATATAAGATATGGTATATTTGATGCTACAACAGTTCGATACACAATAACGTTAGTAGCTGGTTTAGTCCAGGTTGACAGTACTCCAACAGTTGTAGGTGGGTTTGGTGGTAGATGTATATCCAGGGGTGGTAGTTTAACAGTAGCTAATATGGATAGCAATTCAAGTGTGATAAGAGTTAGAGGACAAGGAACAACCTTAGGTGATGTAACAAAATCAGTTGCTTTAATTAATTTAACGAGGTTCTAATGGCATTAAATCCATTTCAATTAGAGATAGAGAAGTTAGCTAAATCAATGGGATTGAAAGGTGCAGCACAGCAGAGTGTGTATGGTACACCACAATATCAAGATTTAGTTAGCAAGTTTTATGGAAATATACCACTACCAGCAGGAATCAACGAAAGTATGGTGACTGGTAGAACTGCTGGGCAAGTATCATATGCTGATCCAGAAGGATATATCCATAATCTTATTAGAAATCTTAGTGGAACTGATCCAAGATTAGGTGAAGTATCTGAATCTTCCACTAATCGGCCTGCTGTGCTTCCTTCTTCAAAAGGAGAGCAGTCAGCAATAAATACATTACTACCTAATCTAGTTAATTTATTTAAAAACCCACTTGCATTGTCACAACTTGATCCACAAACTCTAGCATTGTTGCAACAGATGAAAGCTGCTGAGGATCAAGCATTGCAAGAACAATTTGATAATGAGATTGGAACTGTAATTGCACAACTTACTGGACAAGGTGTTGGATCAAGTTCTATTGCTGGTGATATATTAGGACAAGCGAAACAACGACAAGGATTAGTAAGAAGTCAAGCACAAGGTCAGCAAGCACAAAGACAATTAGGAGTTCAACAATTCTTAACTCAAGGACAGCAAACACAAGATCAAGGTATGCAAGAGTTTGTTCTTAATTTACTTAATCAGTCATTAAATAGAGATGTATCTGGCGCACAAGTTGGAGTACAGAAGGAACAAGTTACTAATCAAAACGATCAATTTTATAGAACATTGCAAGAGCAAATACGTCAGTTTGATGAAATGAAGAGAATGCAAGAACGTCAAGCTTTGTTTAATAATATAATGAAAGGTGTTACAACTGCTGCATCTTTAGGTGCTGGTGTGGCTGGAGGCAGTTTGTTTGGTGGGGTTAGTGGTGCAGGAACTTCTTCTTTACCGACAATAGGCTTCGGAGGATAAAATGCCAATTCCTTTTATGAATTTAGATTTTCTAAATCCAAATGTGAATCAACCACAACAGGCTGATCCATACGCACGTTTACAAGAAATGATTGCTGGCATAAACAATCAACCATTGACAGGAGCAAAGCCAATGGGAACACTTGAGCGCATATTAACTGCTATTGCTCAAGCTTCTGCTGTTGCAGCTTCTAATGATCCAGGTGCTGTGTTACAAGGACAGTTAAAAGCTAAAGCTGATGAAAGAAATGCAGCAACACAAGCAATACAGAATAGACAAAATCTTGTCAATCAAGCTACACTGCAAGCTGGATTCCAGAGAGCTGAAGGTATGGCAAGAGAACAGTCAGAGGTTAGAAAAGAAGGAAGATTATTCAAACAAGAAGTTGCTAAAGAACAGCGTGGAATTAATTTATTTAAACAGCAGAAACAAACTGAAGCAGATATTCAACTTGCTAGTAATAAATCTTTACTTGAACAGAATGAAGCTTTTGAATCTGCGAATGAGGCTGCAAGAAATAGAAGAAAACAGAATGCGGCTGTTATTGATTTACTCCCACAGAAATATAAAGATGCTGCATTGTGGGAATCAAATGCTAAAGCTTTAGTACCTAATGCTGATCCTACAACATTGCAGAGTGTTGTAAGTAAGAAGTCAGGTATTGATCCTACTCCTATTACTACTAAAGAACAAGAATTAATTGTTGCTGTTAATAAAGCTATATTTGATGAAGCTAAGGAACAAAGAGATTTATCAGAAGCGAAGGTAAGAGCAGATATTAAAGAATCTGGACAAAGAGGTCAAGCTGCATTGATAGGTGCTAATGCTGCAATGATTAGTGCAAAGAATGCTTCTTACAATAATACAATGCAGAATTGGGCAACCAAACAGAAGCTTGATATTATGGAAACTCAGTTCTATAAAACTCCTGGTGGTGCTATCATATCTCTTGAAGAAGTTAATAAACTTCCTATAAATGAGAAATACACTACTATAGCTTTGCCTGCTGCTGAAAATATTGCTGAGCAACAGAGAAGAATATTACAGATTAATACTGCTGTTGGTCAAACAAAACAACAGACAGATATTATTAATAAAAAGTTAGAACAAGGTGATCAACTGACAAATCAGATAAAAGAAGATTTGAAAACTAAAACACCTGAACAAGTTAAGCAACAAATACTTAATAGTGATCTTCCACAGTCTGAAAAGAATAGAGCTATAGAAATACTTGGTATTAAACCTACTGCATCATCAACTTTTACTGAAGAGAGTGTTACAAGTACTCCTTTTATGGAGAGTAGGATAGGTAAAGGTATTTCTGCTATAGGCGAAAGGTTTGATAAAGCTGGAACTGTAGGCTATTTACGAACCAGATTGCAAGCTGCACAGGAATCTATGAAGAGAGCAAAGACACCTGAACAAAAAAATACAGTACAGAAAATCATAAATGATATTCAAAGTAGATTAAATTATGCTTTGACACAGTTTTAAATAAATTAAAATGCCTGATAATCCTTACAATAGTTTGTATAAAGCAAAGCCTGTCAATCCCTATGATAGGCTTTCACCACAAGCACCAGAAACATCAGGAATTGGTGAACAAATAGGTTCTGCTATTGGTTCAATTCCAGGCGCACAGGCTGTATTATCTACTCTATCACCTGTACTTGATGTATTAGCGCGTCCTTCATACGGCTCTGCTAGGTTTGCAGATAGTTTAGCTGATGAATCTAAGTCTATATTGGATGCAGTAGCCGATGCTATTACAGAAACATTTACACTTGATCCTGAGAAGCGACTAAAGCTTTCTTATTCAGATGTTATCAGGCGTAGACATTCAGATTGGGCTATGGCAAATCCTAAAGCCACAACTATCATTGGATTCATTGGTGATATTGCACTTGATCCAACAACATATCTTGGTACTGGTTTGATTAAAAGTGGAATACAAGTGGGATCAAGAGTCATCACTAACACAACTAAGAAGGTATTAGAACAAGGTTTAGAATCAGCATCAAGAAAGGTATTGGTTAGTGGTAGCGGTACGCTTGAACTTGTTGAGAAATTAGGTAAGCTTGAATCAAGAATTGCTAAGTATGAAAATCCTTCAATAACGATCGGTGCTAAGAAACAAATTGAAAAAGAATTAAAAGATGCAGGATATTTTGATGCGGTTAGAGCTAAGCAAGATGAAATAGAAAGCTTTTTAAATAAATTAAGTGAAGATAAAGCTAATGCTGTTACTGCTGCTACTATAGCTAAGAAGGAAACACTACAAGATTTAAAACGTATAGGTGATTCAAGATTACCTGATGAATTATTTACATCTGAGGTTAGACAGAGACTTGATCAACGTATTGTTGAATTAGCTAATACACGTCCTGAGTTAGCTAAACAAATCTTTGAACCAAAAGGAGTTTATCTTAAAGTTGGTTTGCCTTTTGGTAAACAAAAAGATGTATTACGTCTTATTGGTATTGAGCCATTAGCTAATCGTATTAAAGCTTTAAGTTCATATATTGAATCATCTTCAGCTCTAGGTGCTAAAGCTATTGGCACAGTTAAAGCTGGACAGAAGTTAATAGGAGAAACATTTAGTCGTAATTACGGATTACCAGAAGAATACATTGGATTTAGAGATGAACTAGAAAATCAACTAGGGTATCTTTCAGATCAAATGATTCGTAATACACGTAAATTATTTAAGGATGTAGATAAAGAAGGAAGAGAAACAATTGGTGAGACAATGCATTGGGTAGACGATCAAACACGGTTACTCGAAGCATCTAAAGGAGCACCATTAAACGATAGTGAAGCTGCTAAGGTTGTACAGAATGGATTTGAAAGATTTAGATTGGATGAAAAGCAGATGGCTATTGTTAGTCAGATGCAACAGGATTACAAAGAAGTTGCATTACTTGAAATGCGTGCTGGTCTCTTAAAGAATAATCTTATGAATTATTCGCCTAGAGGTTATGATATAATTGAAGATGTGGAAGATATGACAGCAATTACTAGGGGTAAATATGGTTCTGCTGTACCACAACCTTATCTTGCTTCAAGTAAACAAAGAAAGTTTTTAACTAAGGAAGAAGCAGAAGCTGCTGGATTAGTTCCTGAATTTGATGCAGCTTTATTGTATTCTCATAGATTGTTATCAAGTCAGAGAGCGTTGTCAATTAAACAATTTAAAGACTCAGTTACAGAACTATTTGGTGCATATGAACCAAGATCAACGATTGCTCATACTGGTATTCTTCCCACAGCAATAACTGAAACCAACATACCTAAGCGTATTGTTGATGATATGAAGATGATAGGAGAATCAGTGTATCCATCTGGAATTAACGATACATTAAAAGGCTGGATAAGAGGTTTTGATAGATTGCAGTCTTGGTTTAAGCGTGGCGCTACTACAGTTAGACCATCATTTGCAACTAAGCAGTTGTTTTCTAATACAATACAAGCTGCATTAGTATCAGGAGCTAGAGCGTTTAAAGCACTTGATCCTAGAGTTGCTGCTGATGCTGCCATACTTCTTGGTAGAGCAGGAAAACCACTAGAAAACATACCTGCATTTCTTACTAATTTTATATCTAAGCACTTTACAGACAATCAAGGCGTGGATGCTATACTCGCTAATAGAATGGTTGCGTCTAAGATACTTGGCGATAATCAATTAATGAATTATGCTGGTGATTTTAAACTCAAGACAGCATTAGGTGAAGAGTATAGCGGCAACGAGTTAATACAGCTTGCAAGGGAAAAAGGAATAATAAGGGGATTTGATGCAACTGGTGAAGCATTTTCACAGAAGTTAGAAAGAGAGATACTTAGAGAAGATAATAGTTATAAGAATGTTGTTGGTGCATTAGGTAAGGTTTGGAATCACGCTGCTATGGTGGAAGACTATGGTAGGATGATGTTATTTCTCAATGGAATGAGAATGGGTTATAGTGCTGATGGAGCAAGCAAGCTTGTTAACAAAGCCTTGTTTGATTATCAAAGAGGATTGTCTAGTATTGAGAAGAATATTATAAGGAGAGTTGTACCTTTCTATACATTTCAGAGATTTGCTATTCCATTTGTATTAAAAGAGACATTGTCTAGACCAGGAAACTTTACAATAATGGAAAAGACAATGAAAACATTTGAGAAGTTATTGATTAGTGGTGAAGAATTAAATGATGCTGAAGTTAATATCTTCAATGAGAAAGGAAATAATTACTTACTTGAACAACCAAGATTGCTTAGTGGTTTTGGTGAAGATGGAAAAGCAACAATCAACATTTTAAATAATTTAACTCCCTTTGATGTGCTCAATTTCTTTACCTATGATGACCAGGGACAACTAGATTATAAGCGTACTGCTGAAAGATCAATACTTGGAGCATTAACACCTTTCATCAAAGTGCCATTAAGTAAGTTAGTTGATAGAGATTTCTTTACAGGAAAGACTATAGAGCAATCATCCACATTAGGTAATATAGAAGGAAGCTTAGGAAAGATATTACCACAGTTTGCTAAAGATTTAATGTCGTGGGAAGATAGGACAAATCTTGTTACTGGTAAAACTACAACCTATGTTAATCCATTTCTTTCATACTACACAATGCAATTCATTCCAGCATTGAGGGATGTTGTTAATCCGTTGAAGGATGTAGAGTTAGAGGGTTATGTAATGGGACCATTAGCAGGAGCTATGAGAATATTAGGTGAAGAGATTTCACCAGTTAAAACTAAGCAAGTGGATTTAAAAGAACTTGGCGAGTATTCAATGGTAAGAAAGGAGAAAGAAATAAAAGAGGCTGAGGCAGGATTAGGTTCATCAAAGATCAAAGGCTCTGAAGCTTTATTTGAAAAACACTTAAATGATTTAAACAATTATATTAGATTACTTTCTGAGAACTCACAAGCAAGAAAGAATCTAGCTGTTAGGGGAGTAGGTATAAATCCTAACATTCCACAAGACCAAGTTAGTTCTCCTATCCCACAAGGAGAACAAACTTTTAAATAATTTAAACTCGATATAAATTATAGAAAGGAAGATTCCCCCCAGTATTAGATATGAGTCAAAGACATAATGGTAACGGTAATGGTAAATCATATGTTTTGCTGTTTATAGTCATAGTTGGTTTGTTTGTTATTGCTAGTTTTCTAGCATATCTATATTTTAAATAAGGAGTATTTTTGATAAATGGAATTAAAGCTGACATTTGGGCAAGTAGTTTTTGCTATTATTCAGTTTATAGGATATGCTGCTATCTTCTTTGGTTTAGCCTATAGATTAGGTAAGAAGATAACAAGCATTGAAAGCAGGATTGGTAATACTTCTGATAAATTAGATGGTCATATTAAAACTGTAGATAAGGTTATTGATAAGATAGAAAGAGCAATTGAAAAGATATGGGATGATAGACTAGGTAGAAAATAATATGGCTGAGGATAAGCTTCCTTTTTTGGTCACAACAAGGCTGAGGAATGGGAGCTTTTAATTTATTTAAGTTTCTGTGCGTCTTCTCTATCTTGTAGACTATAGCTCAATGTCTTAGTAATGCCCATTCTCAATGATCCAATACTTCTCGATAGTGCATCATACGATGCTTTAGTTCCTTGTTGATTAGGATCATACGTTAATGCTGAAGCAGCAGCAATCCCTAAATCGCTAGCACTAAGGATTGCATCTTGATTTGATCCAATGAAAGTAAACTGCCAACCATAAACATTAGTCTGATGTTCAATCATTTCTTTAACCTTGCAAGGTTCATACAGCTTACTACAATTCTCAAGACCATCTGTAATTATAACCACTATAACTTTCTCTGGCCTATTTTCTTCCTTCAAACTTTCAAGATGTTTGCCTGTTGATTCTATTGTTCTGCCAATGGCATCTATCAAAGCAGTCATTCCTCTAGGAACATACGTATTAAGATTCAATTCAGGTACATCTTTAATTAATTTAAAATCGTGAAGTATTTCATACTCTTCATCAAACTGCACTACTGACATAGTAGCTTGACCACTAATACTTTTCTGATTTGTTAGGAAGGAATTAAATCCACCTATCGCATCTTTAATTAAATCTTTCATTGATCCTGATCTATCCAAAATCATACTAATATGGGTGTAATCTTTCTTCATATTTCTCCTTAATTTATTTAAAAAGTATATCTTCAGAACTGTGCAAACCTGATTGTAGTTCTAATTCTTCCTTGTCCCATACTATTGGAACACCTTTAAAGTAAACTGTTTCATCCTTTCCTGGTTCTGCTGGATCAACACCAACAACAATATCTTCTTTCTTAACAAACTCAACTTCAAAGTATTCTTTATGATGTTCCATTAAAAATTCTAATGTTGATTCATTTAATCTTTGCTGATATTCTGGATGATATTCTTTAGCCAAAGGATTATACTTGTCATAGCAAAAATCAAGAAACTTAATTAGAAATTCTTTCTCAGTCATTATTGTTTACTATCCTTTCTATATTTGATTCTCTTTCTACTAAAGCTTTTAATATCTCTCTAGCTTCATTTTCAGAGACTAACAAATTTTCTTTATTATCTAATACTACAACGTATTCAGTTTGTGGAGTCATTACCTTTGTTTCATATCTATTCACAGAACTTATTTTAGTTAAGTCATATGCATTTCCATTCTCTGTGAATACCCATTGCTTTACATAATTACTTACTGGCATCTTTCTTCTCCTTTGTCATTTCATCTAAGATATTATGAACACATTCATTCATATCTAGGATAAGGTCTTTAAGTACTGACAATCTTGTTTCTATACCTACTAGTTTGTCTTCTGACTGTCTTTCTCTATCTGATAAATCAGGGATTGTTGCCGCTCTAACTGTCTTAATAAGTTCTTCAACTTTCCTATGCAATTCAGCATAGCTTGTAAGCTTATGAGGTTCAATAGATTTAACATTACCCCCTGGTTTACCTTTCGTAAACTTATCACTATCTTTAAAGCATACTGTATCAATAACTCTCATTGTGGGAATGTTATTATCTCTAGCTTTGTTATATATTGTTGATCTTCCTGAATCATACTTCTTCATCAATGCTTCGACAGTCCAGAATACACCATCACTCATCTCAAAGTAATCTGTATTCTTTTTAAATTCAGTAACTTCTTTTCCATTAACTGTATCAATTCTGTTATTCATTATTTGTTCCTTTCATCTAAAAAAGTTTCTATCTGTTGTTCCATTACGTCATCATCGTTTATAGGGTAGTAATGTTTATTAAGATAATCTACAAACTCTTTAAGTAGTTTTGTATTTAGTTCTCGTCTGACTTGTTTAAGTTTTTCAGATAGTGAAGATAATGCTGCTCCATAAAGTTTTTCATCTAACATAGCTTCTATTATTCCTGCATATGGTTTATTTCTCTCTTCTTCACTAGGCATTATTTATCTCCTTTTTTGAATGGCAGTAACTCACATTCAATAATTGTGATTTCAATTACTAACTTAATTGCTGAATCAAAATCAGGATTACCACAACAATTATCTGTTGGCTTCCATTCTGCCAATCTCTTCTTTAAATTATTTAAACCTTTCTGATAATCTTCTTCAGACAAATCAGGATTTGATCCCATATTATACATATGTAATTCAAGTGCTATTTCTAGCATTGTCTTACGATACCATACATCATCCATCATTTCTTTATAGCTTATCTTCATAGATTGCATTCTCCTTTACACCAATGTACGTGATGTATATAACCTTCGTTATCTTCCATACACTCATTAATTTCAAACTCAGTACCATCACATCCTTTAACTGTTGTAGTTCCTTTGATGGTAGATAATCCTTGTTGTTGGTATTTTAGAATAGATATTAGATTGTTATTCATAACATCCAATCTACCTACTATGGTTTCAAGCCAATGAATGATCTTCTCATTCTCATTTAAATCTCTATAGTAACTCATATTAATTTATTTAAAACTCTTTTAATTCAACCATCTTTTCTTTTAATCTAGCTAGTGCTAGACCTAGCATTCTTTTGTGTCTACAAGTAAGCCTACCTGTAAGCCAGGCATTAAATGTTCCTTCTGGAATATCTAGTTGTCTAGCTATGTAAGCTTCAGAAACATTATAATGTTTCTTAATTACATCAACTAGTTTAATAATTTCTTTCATTATTTAATCACCTTGTAGTTATTAATTAGCTTGCACATAATATCCCAATACCAGTTTTTATTAGTCACATATATTGATTCTTCAACAAACAAATATAATCTGGTTTCGGGATTTGAATCCATACAAACCTTAATATATCTAATTTCTCCGGTATCTTGATATCCAAAATTCGGTGTTGCATTATATATTGGTTCAAACTTAATATAAGGGAATGCCCATTTTCTACTACCAACAGGAACATTATGCCATTCTCCATCTTTTATTCCACCAATAAATAAGTATGGTTCTATTTTCTCTTCACTCATAATCTATAACCCTTTCTTATCCTAGCAGATGATACTATCTGGAAGTACTTAAATCCATTCTGTACAATTCCATCAAGGATCCTTCTTTGCACATCGTTTAATTTAAGAGGTATTAGATTTCCATCCTTATCTTTTATTGCTAAAGCATTCTCAATATAGTAGATAAGATTCTCTCTCATCTTATCTATTTCTTCTTTTGTCTTGGTCATTTAGTTAAATCTCCTTTGTTAAGACCTAGTAATTCTGTATACCTATCTCCGCATTTTGTACACTTATAAACCACGTAAGAACCAGAATCACTATAAACTATCTTTTCTTCTTTATAATTGTGGTTACATTTTTTACTCATTCTTTTACCTCTAGTAATTGTACAGTATTCCATCCATCTGGATAAGCCAAATCAGACCACCATCTTGTGTTGTAGTACTGATTA